AGAAAGGTTACTGACTACTAAAACAGATACTATAAAGATAATTCCAGAAGAATGGCAATGGGAAGTAAAACTATGAAAGAAGGAAAAAAGAATGATTTCCAAGACGGTAAGCTAAGATGGGATTTACTGCCTTTAGAAGAAATTGAAGATATAGTTAAAGTATATACATCTGGTGCTAATAAGTATGGTGAGAATACTTGGCAATTATTGGGCAATGGTTATCAGAGATATAAAGCTGCTATGTTAAGACACTTACTTGAGTATGAGAAAGGTAATAAGGTTGATGAAGATACAGGTTGTCAACATTTAGCCCAAGTAGCTTGGAATGCAATAGCTATGCTTTACTTAGATAAACACGGAAAAGGAAAGGAGATAAAAGAATGAGTTTTTGGTTTGGTGTTATAGTTGGCATACTTAGTATGTATACTATATATAAAGTTAAGGAGAATTTAAAGTTATGACGTTATATGATCCAGAATTAGCTGAGATAATAAGGAAGGGTACTCCAGTAGAGATACAAAGTAAATAGTTTATAATAGAGCCTTCCAGGGGTGGTAGATGTGATGGCTGTTACTTTCAAAACCAATTGAGATGTCCAACAAGAGCTGTTACATACTGTACCTCTAATGGTGGTAATATACTTAAAATAAAAGAGTAATTTTTTAGAACTATTTAGCATACTATACGTTATAGTAATAAACCAAGTTTGAAGAATATGAGTGACGAAGATAAGATATTAGAAACAGTCTTAAACAGACTGAACTACAAGTTCCTTAAAGATGTTCTAGTAAAACCATTAGAACCTGTAATGGTTACTAAGGAATTTACAGAACAAGTTCCTACGGGGGAAGTAGATGAAGAAGGCTTTAATAAGTACGAGACAAAGACAGAGACTAAAGAAGTAGAATCTGAATATGGTACTGGTATTGTATTAGCCCTTCCCACTTGTGTAGCAGAACCTGAATTTAGAGTAGGGGACAAAGTAGTTTACAATAAAAAGTTCTCTAAGGACTTTGATTTATTCAAAGATAGTCAGTTAGTCAAACCATTTGATGTAATTGCTGTTTGCGAATAAGAAAAAAGATTTAATTTCAAGCATAAACGCCCAATCTACTTGAATTTAGATTTTTCATAAACATGTTTTTATTATGAATATTAAATTGATAGATAGTTAACCCCAGTCTCACGCTGGGGTTTTCTATTATCTGTTAATGAAATGTTAACAAATGTTAAAAAGTATTAACAGTCTGTTAACAAAGGCGTTTTAGTGTCATGGAAGATAAATGTTGGCTATTAGCAATACTGATCGGAGTATTAGTAATGTGGGCCTGTAAAAAGTTAGAAAAATGATGTCAGATTATAAAGTAATTAAAGATTGTGGGTTACTTAAGAAGGGTGACCTATTGTTTTGGAACGGAATGGAAGAAGCATATACTTTAGATGAGTCTAAGGATGGTTGTGAGCGTTCCATTATGATCAATGATAAACTTGCAGAGGAACTGTATAACGACGGTTATTTTACTACAATTGCTACTGATAAGTCAATTGTTAAAGATACTGTTGATTTCATTGATAATTTAATTGAACAGTACAAGAGTGATTTACTAGAAGTACAGAATAAATTTGAAAAAGGTGAAGTACAACCTTGTGTCAAAGTAGAATCCGAAACAGTACTGTACAATTTGATTAAGTTGGCTAATAGTATTAAAGGTAAATTAGAGAATGAATAAATTAGTTAAAGGTGTCTCTAAAACTGATTTATACAACGAATTCTTGAAAAGCCTAAACGGTATATTAGATCTTACTGACAGGGAGTTACAATTACTATCTACATTTATATAGTTAGATATAAATACACCAAAACTCCCTAATATCAGTAAGAATGTAATAAGTACTGAAAATAGAAAGTATATCAGAAAAACATTAGGTATTACTCCTGATAACTTAAGTAGATATATAACTAAGTTTAAGAATCAAGGTATACTTGTCAAAGGCAGAGTAGAAGATGAAGTAATGGTAAATAAAGCTTTAATACCAGAAGTAATCGGTGATAGAGTACAAATAACAATAGTGTTAAGATTAAATAAAGATGAAAGTACAATCAACAATGCTTGAACCAGGTTCCATTATAGTTTGGAAAGATTATAATTTCCTTAAGAAAGCTTGGTATGGTCTATGGAATAAGCATTTGCCTTACAATAGGTTTACTCTTATTACTCAGAAAACGGAGTTACTAAGTATTAATGGAAACTTTGATAACGAAACAGCAATATATGAACCTATACGTAAGTATAGTAAATTAGAAGCTAATAAACTAGCTATAATAGCTAATGACTTACATTACTCTAGTAATTGGTTAGATATAGCAGATGTTATCAACGTAATTAGACCAAATACTATCAGTGGACCTATTACTCTAAATGAATGTAGATACTATAAAAGAGTAAAGTTCAATGAAAGATCAACCCAGTATATATACTAAACTAAGTAATAAGTACAACTTACCTTATTAGATCATCGAAGTAATATGTAATAGTCCTTTTAGGTTTACTAATGAAGCTATAACTAATTAGGATAATAAACCTATCAGATTTACTTACTTGGGTAAAATTAAATTAAAGAAAAGATATGAAGAAAATACTTAATACATACGATCCTGTAATTTATCCTAGAAAGCTATGGGTAGCTAACTATGCTGAAGGTTTAGATAAGAAGTTCGTATTTTGTAATATGGAAGACTTTAACATAGTTAATGAAGATACCTATAAGAGCTTAGTAGAAGAGTTCTATGAAGAGTATACTGCGGCAGTTACAATACCAGTACACTATAAAGCTACAGGAGAGGTAGGTGTATTAGTAGTTATTTTCAATCCGGATAATCTTGAGGATGCAATAAATACTATTGCTCACGAAGCTACACATGTTACAGATTATATGTATGATTCATTAGGTTTGTCAGCAGAGTGTTTTCATAGAAATGAAAACTATGCATATTTACTTGGATGGGCTGCGGGCTCTATAAGTAGTAGTTTAATTAAATTTAAAGAAGAAAATGACTAAAGAAGAAAGCATTGCAATGTGGAAAGTAGAGAAAGCTCATACAGACAAAAATCTACTTACGAAGAAAATGAATAAACTCTTTGATTTAGTAGAAGAGTTGATTATGAATGGAGATCTTATGTATGATCAGTTTAGTGGTGATATGCTAGATGAAGTAACTACTACTATTATAGAAAATGGTAAGAATGAAACTAATTTGGATAGAGCTGCACAGATTGATCTTATATGTGAGAGATTATATGAAAAATATACGAAGCAACATAACAACTCAGAGTCTGGAGAAGGAGATAATGGAGTTCTAGCAGATAATACAGAAGTATCAGATGAATCCGGAGTATGTACATCCGAAGATACCTCTAGCTCTAGCGTAGAGCATACTACAGAAATTGAGTAAAGAATATTATTTAGGTTACAGAATAGATTAAAAAATTAGACATTATGAATAAATATATTTTAACTGAACAACGTGCACTTATAAAGCTTAATACAGAAACACTAAAGGTCAATAGTATTGGTGCTTCATATAATGTAGATTATATATGGCTTATCGAAGAAGACGGAGTTATTACTTACTTTGATAAAGAATACGAAGTAAAAGCAGGTAATGTAGTGATGTTGATGTATCGAATTGGGGATGAGGAACACAGTGACATCATCGTAATTGATAACAAAGATCTTACTAATCACTACGAACGTAGAAAGAAGTACTACGAAGAGCAAAAGGGCAGAGAGAAAGCTAAAGATTGTTGCTGTGGCTGTGAATGTGTATCTCAAAGTTGCTAATTATGGATAAATTATTAATTGATTAGTATGGTAATAAGACTCTGTATAATACAGAGACTAATTCCATTAAAACTACACCCTCAGACTTTGATGTTAGATGCGCATTCTTTGCTGAATAGGATGGACAAATAATTACTGAAACCGAAGTAATAGACTATAATGCAGGTGACTTAATACTGTACTTTGTACATTGGAACGGTGTTGATTATGACACTAAAGCGGTAATATGTACTGACATAGTCGCTAAGGATGACATCAGCAGATGGTTCAGAAGTCTGACTAAGAAGATCGAATCTAATGAAACTATTTGATATTCAAGGAGGTAGAGTAATTATTCATTCAGATGCTTTAGGTATCCCATGCTTTAAAAAAGTATGGGATGCTGATAAAGCAGATAAAGAATATGCTACTAAAGTAATCAGTTATATAGTACTAATGAACAAATGGAATAGCCCATATGTTCAAAGTATGGAAGCTGAAACTAGAGAGCCCAAACTCAAAAAGGAAATATTTGGTGATGAAAACTACCAACTTACTGCTGAAGAAATTAGCTGTGAAAATGACTATAAAGCATTCTGTCATACTCGTACGCTGGAGATGCTTGATAACATGAGGCTAAAGCTAGATAGTATCAGTAAGTATTATAAAGAATCCCTTGACGATACTCTTGATGAAAAGAAAATTAAAGACCTATTAGCTGGTATGACATCAGTAGGTAACGTACTCAAGAGTATAGATACTTTAGAGAATATGGTTAAAGCTGAAGAAGTAGCCATAGGTAAAGTCAAAGGTGATGCCAAGATTAATCCTTATGAGTTGGCGAGATAATACAGCAAAATGCAACCTAAATTAAACAACACGTTTAGAACAATATAAAGAGAAATTATGAAAGCACAATATGATATTACAATTGATTTGACTAAAGGTCAAGAAGAATTCTGGAGACAGATTGATGAAATAGACAATATTCTGAAGCCTAAAAAGGGTTTATGGAGTAGAATCAAAGCTTGGTTCAAACGATAATTTTAATGGCCTAACGTGGGGGCTTATACCCACGTGATATTGCCCTATGGTGTAATGGCTAGCACAGGAGGCTCTAACCCTCTTAGTCTGGGTTCGAATCCTAGTGGGGCTACCAAAAAGTGAAATATGCAAGGTGTATATCAATTAGGACCAGATAGATTTAAATACTTAGCTGGTCATACTATCGCTGGTGGTAAGGTTTTCTTCATATACAGGGAAACTGATTTAAAGGGTTTACTAAAAGCGGTAGAAGAACTTAAGAAATAAACTAAGTGAAGTATGGCGCGCATACAACGTAACCACCTGAGTCCCTGTCTAATTCTAGATGTAGTCAACACGCAGGTCCGAATCGTAAGTCGGGGAGTTTGACGTAGTATCTCCTACAAACTACGTGCACTGTGAGGATTTGGACATATTAGTACAATTAAAGAATGAGGATGTCTATTAAATGTGTTAATATCGCTAGTTCGATTCTAGCCCTCACAACCATGGAAAAGTTAAGAGATAAAAACGTACTTATTGAAGTACAAGGTAAGAGTTACTGGCTTGATAAAGAAGCCTACGACAAGATGAAAGAATGGGTAAAAAAGAGAGAACTTGAATTTCCAAAAAGATGGTTGACTTTAACAAAAAAATAATCAATTCAGATAAATTTCGACAACCTGCCTTGTAGTTTCTAGCTACAGGGCATTATTGTTAGTATCCTGAAGGTACCTCGGAATTTTATAAGTTCTGGGACGAAGAACAAGATAGATGTATTAATGGTTATACTGCTGATGATGGTGATTTCATCAGTGGCTATAACTATTTTTATTTAAACTACTGTCCTATATCTCGTATTGTCAATCATATTACTACTGATAAAGATGGCAATACTGTAGTAAAGCGTATAAATGAAGTTAGTTTTCCAGACTTCTGGGACTATGATTATTACTATTTTAATGCTGTTCAAGAAGCAGAAACAGTGGGCAAACATCTATGTCTACTTAAATCAAGACGTAAGGGTTTCTCTTACAAAGGTGGTTCTATGGCATGCCGTAATTTCTATTTGATACCCAATAGTAAAACATTCATATACGCATCTAATAAGCAATACTTAACAGATGATGGTATTCTTACTAAAGCATGGGATTACATGGACTTCATAGATAAGAATACAGCTTGGGGTAAGAAGCGTAGTGTTAATACCCAGATGCGTAGACGAGCTGGTTTCTATACTAAAGACGATTATGGTAATGTAATAGAAATGGGTTACAAGTCAGAGATTATTGGCGTTACTTTGAAAGATAATCCTGACGTAGTTCGTGGTAAGAAAGCCAACCTTATTATGTTTGAAGAGGGTGGTTCTTTCTCAGAATTAGGAGCAGCATGGCAAATTGCAAGACCTTCTGTAGAAGTAGATGGTATAGCCTTTGGTACAATGATTGTATGGGGTACTGGTGGTGATGAAGGCTCTGCATTCGAGACCATGAAAGACATGTTTTATAACCCAGACGGTTATAACTGTTTAGGTTTTGATAATATATGGGATGAAACAGCAACTACTAATAAATGTGGTTTCTTTGTACCTCAGTATACTAACCTAGATATACGCGATAAAGACGGTAAGCGTATATACATGGATGATGATGGTAATACGTTTAAAAAGAAATCATTAGAACATATATTAGCTGAAAGACAAGTAGTAATAACTAATGCTACTAGTAATGCAGCTGTAGACCGTTATGTGGCAGAACGTCCTATTACTCCAGCTGAAGCCATGCTAGAATTTAATGGTAACATATTTCCCAAAAAGGAATTACAGGAATAGTTATCATTACTTAGGACTAATAAGAAATTATAGAACCATAAACAAGTAGGAGACTTAATTCAACAACCAGATGGAACTATTAAATGGGTAATTAAGAAGACTGGAGATATAACTCATTATCCATTAAGAACCAAAAGAGATGAAGTTACAGGGGCTTTAGTAGGGGATGATCCTACTGGTTCTATAGTAATATGGGAACACCCTAATAAAGATGCTAGTGCAGGTCTTTATATAGCTGGTATTGACTCATATGATTATGATGAATCAAGTACCACATCTCTTGGTTCTTGTTTTATATATAAGCGTATACAATCTATAGAACAATATTCTGATATTATAGTTGCTGAATATACAGGTAGACCTAAATCAGCAGAAGAGTTCTATGAGAATGTAAGAAAATTATTGCTGTATTACAATGCTAGAGCAATGTATGAGAATCAAAACAAAGGTATCTTTGTTTACTTTACTAATAAGCATTGTGACTACTTACTAGCTGATTAGCCTGATATTATAAACGATATTGTTGGCAACTCTAAAGTAAACAGAAAGAAGGGTTGCCATATGAATAAACAAATCAAACAATGGGGCTGGGGTCTTATCAAAGATTGGCTTAATGAGATTAATGCAGATGGTAAGAAGAATCTATACAACATAATGTCAGAACCGCTATTGGAAGAGCTCATAGCTGCAAATGATGTGGTGAACGTGGATAGAGTAATGGCGTTGACACAAGTAATGATTTATAGAGAACAGCTCTATAATGTCAAAGTAAAAGAAATAAAAAAGGAGAATAGAAATAGGGTATTATTTGAAGGCCCTATCTTTACTCAACAGTGGTTTCATGACGATGAATCTACTGATAATATCGAAGCATATATGTTTTAATTATGAAGAATATTAATCAATTTCCTTTGTAGAGATTACCTATGTCTAAGAAAACATAGGACTGGAAAGAGTCTTGTGTTGACTATATTATAGGACATAGTCAAGGTGGTTCTAGAAATGGTAATACTAGAACTCGTAAAGAGGAAATGTAGACATACTATGACCTTTACAATAGTATATATAATGAGAAGGATCTTAAGTATGTTACTAACCCCTTTAAACAGCAAGATGGTTTCCCTGCAATGGCTTAGGATTATAATATAATTAAGCCTAAAATAGACCTATTATTAGGTGAAGAAACTAAAAGACCATTCAATTTTAGAGTAGTACGTACAAGTGATATAGCTACTAGTGAAATGTAGGATAAAGCTAAACAAATGCTTATAGACTACATACAAGCTACTATCATGAGTAGACTAGGCCCTGAAGAATAGGCCAGGTACCAAGAAGCATTACAATCAGGTGAAGTAATGCCACCAGAATAGATACAAAAGTACATGAGTAAAGACTATAAAGATATAGCCGAGATAACAGCATATCATAGTCTAAACTATTTAAAGAACAAGTTGAATATTACTCATGAATTCTATAAGGGTTGGAAAGATGCGCTAGTTGGTGGTGAAGAAATATATTATGTAGGAATAGTAAATGGAGAACCTCATTTAGAGAGAATAAATCCCATTTACTTTGACTATGATACTGATACATCTGATCTTGAATTCATACATGAAGCACAATGGTGTTGTTATGAGATGATTATGTCTGTTACTGAAGTATATGACAGACTATATGATAAGATGTCAGAAAAGCAATTGAATGACCTGCTGGACATGATGGATAATAGTTCTAAAGGTGGTATAACCCCCGAAGTAAGAAAGACATCTTTAGACTATCCTCACATCAAAACTCATAGTATTAATGGGTTTGCTGCTAATCCATTCGAAGAATCTAATAATGTGCACGTATGGCATTGTTGTTGGAAATCACTTAAGAAAATTGGCTTTGTAACAATAATCAATCCAGAAACAGGTATGCCAGAAGACTATCAAGTTGATGAAACTTATAAGGTAACAGGCAACGAAATCAATGTAGAATGGAGATGGATTATTGAAGTTTGGGAAGGATATAGAATAGGTGAGGATCTATACGTCGGTATAGAACCACTTGAATATCAACATGTATCCGCAGATAATCCTAATTCACAAAGACTACCATATACCGGAGTAATATACAATAATACTAACAGTAGACCGCGTAGTCTTGTTAGTATGATGAAGCCATTACAATACATGTATATCGTACTTTGGTATCGTCTTGAATTAGCTATGGCTAGAGACAAAGGTAAAGTAGTTACTATGGATATTACTTAGATACCTAAGTCTATGAATATAGATGTAGCTAAATGGATGCATTACTTATCAGCACTTGGAGTTAACTTTGTTAATCCATATGAAGAAGGATGGGATATACCAGGTCGTGAGGGTGGTAAACCATCCCAATTCAATCAGATATCTGCTTTAGATCTTACTATGGCTAATACTATTGATCAATACATTAATTTAATGGACAAGATCGAAAGTATGTTATCTGAGATATCTGGAGTAAGTAAACAACGTGAAGGTTCTATTGCATCTAATGAGTTAGTAGGTAATGTAGAACGTTCTGTAGTACAATCTGCTCATATTACTGAACCTTGGTTCTGGACACACAATTAGGTAAAGAAAGAGTGTATCACCATGTTATTAGATACAGCTAAATATGCTTGGAAAGATAATAAGACTTGTATACAATATGTATTAGATGATGCAACCAGAACATTCTTAACTTTATCTGATGATTTCTTCTATGAAGATTATGATATATTTGTAGAAGATACTACTAAGAATCAACAATAGATTGAGGCTCTTAGAAATCTTATGCAACCTGCTATGCAGAATGGCGCTAGTTTGCTTGATATTGCTGAAATCATCACCATGGATAATGTTACTATGATCAAGAATAAACTTGAAGAAATAGAACAGAAAAGAATGGAACAACAACAACAAATGGAACAAGCACAAGCAGAAAGAGAACAGCAATTAGTTCAAATACAGAATGAGGTTAAGGAAGAAGAACTTATGCTTAAAGAAGCTGAATTAGATCTTGAAAAATATAAGATTGATACAGATGCTTCTACTAAGATTACTGTTGCCCAGATCAATGCGTATAGAGGTTCTGAAAACATGGATCAAGATATGAATGGTATACCTGATCCTATAGAAATAGGTAAATAGGCAATTGAACAACAGAAAGTAAATTCTGATGCAGCATCTAAACAGTTTGAGTTGAATAATAAGAAGCGTGAAATTGAAATGAAACGTGAAATTGAGAATAAGAAAATTCAACTTGAAGAAAAGAAGATGAAGCAGGAAATGGAATTACAGAAACAAAAAGATGCAGAAGCATACAAGAGAGAACAGCTTAAAGCACGTACAGCTCTGAAGAATAAAGTAACAGGAGAGAAGTAATATGAAGATAATTAAGAATAAGTTTATACCTTTTAAGGGCTATAAATTGATAAATCTGTTTGGTGTTATATTCCAAAGAAATGACGCTGTAGTTACAATGACAGAGTATAACCATGAGAAAATCCATTTGAAGTAGATGCAAGAGATGTTGTGGATTGGTTTTTACTTATGGTATGCTATAGAATATCTTTGTATAATGCTGTCCTGTAAATGGAATAAACAGAGTGATAGATATCACGACGTTAGCTTCGAAGAAGAAGCACACAACAATGATAAAAACCTAAACTATTGTAAAGAGCGTAAGCACTATGCGTGGTTTAAGTATTTAGAAATAGGTAGTTATAAAAGTAAAAAGGAGAAATAATTATGGCTT